GAGAAGAGGGTTTCGATCCTGATGATCCGATGGCGGTGAGGTTTCGGTGGGTAACTCAAGGGAATCAACTTTTAGAAAACTGGCAAGTGTCACACTTTAGGCTCCTAGGCAACGATGCTTTTTTACCATATGGTAATTCTGTCCTGGAAGCAGCCAGAAGGATTTGGCGCCAGCTGATCCTCATAGAGGATGCCATGTTAGTATACAGGGTGATCAGAGCACCTGAGCGTCGAGTCTTTTATATCGATGTTGGCAATGTGCCACCCGAGGACGTTGCTAACTATCTTGAGCAAGCTCAATCTTCGTTGAAAAGGAATCAAGTCGTAGACAGAGACAACGGAAAAGTCGACTTGCGATACAATCCGTTGAGTGTTGATGAGGATTACTTCCTCCCAGTGCGAGGCGGCGAATCCGGCACGAAGATTGATACCTTGGCCGGCGGCCAAAATACAGCGGCAATTGAGGACGTCGAGTATATCCAAAAGAAGCTGTTTGCTGCGTTGAAGATCCCTAGGGCTTATCTGGGGTATGACGAGGATGTTGGAGCTAAGGCGACGTTAGCACAGGAAGACATTAGGTTCTCTAGAACGATTCAAAGGATCCAAAAAACTGTTATTTCAGAGTTGAATAAGGTTGCCATGATCCACCTATATTGCCATGGGTACGAAGGCGAAGAACTAGCAGATTTCGAATTACGATTATCGAATCCTTCTACCATTGCACAACAACAAAAACTCGAGCTTATCCGCACTAGGTTCGAAATTGCGGGTACCGCTCCCGAAGGCACTGTTAATAGAGGGTGGATACAAAAAAATGTTCTGGGCTTGACGAACGAAGAAATCAAAGATGTTTTCAAGGGGCGCATTCAAGATAAGATAGATGATGCCGAAATCGAGAGTACTGAAGTTCCTGGTGGTGCTGAAGCTGGCGGGGAGATGGGTGCTCCGCCCGGAGAAGAAGAGGGCGGCGGCCTCTTCGCTGCAGACAATCCGCGGGGAGAGCTGCTGACTGCGCTACCATCCTCTGAGGAAGGCCTCGTTGATGAGTTCGAAGAAGAAGAGGACTTCGTTTTAAATCTATCAATTGACGATGACGACGCTCCTATTAAGGCACAGAATGCTATCATGAACGCATTTGGCGAGCCAGTTACAAAGAGGAGGGTCTCTCGCCACGGACCGGCTAGTACTCACACTCCTGATTTTGCAAAGATGACCATGGTCGGCCGTGCGGGCCGCGGCCAAGACAGTCTCAACAAGCCTTTTGATGACGATTATATGAAGTCTCCGTTTAAAGAGGCGCAGGAGTCAGCTTCAACGCCTCCCAGGTTGACAGTCGACCTAGTTAAAACGCTTGGACGCATGACGAGCAAGATAGGTATATCTAAGCAGACTCTACTTTCTGAGTCTGGCGAAGAATCAGATTTAGGGAGCGAAGACCAAAATGGCGAAGCATAACAAAAAACGCAACGTCGGTCTGTTACACGAACAGCTAGTAAGACACATTAGCGAAAATATCGTCCGAGGTAACAAAAAAAGGGCCGAGCAAGCAATTTTAATTTTACAGCACCACTTTAGAGAAGACGCAGAATTATATCGTGAATACAGGCTGTTTAATGCCTTGGTGCACACCAAGGTGCCCGATAGGACTTTAGCCAGGCAAATCATCACTGAAAGTAAAACTGCTAGCAAAAATCATGATGCAAATAAGTTACGAGTTGAAAAATCTGGTTTGATCAAAGAGATCAATCACAAACTGGATGAAGAGAATTTTTACGCCCGAAAGATTGAGAAATACAAGATATTTGCAACTGTCCAAGCTCTTTTAAACGAGTGGCGTGGTGCACAAAAACTATCTCCTCACGAGATCGTTAGTTATGAAAGAGTTCTAGAAGATTGGCTCGTTAGGGAGGTAGAAGAGCCTACGCTTAAGTGCAGGTCGAATGCTAATCCACTGACGCTAAAGATCATGACGGAAAAATTCAATAAAAGATATAAGGTATTTTTAAACGAAGAGCAGCAATCGATGATAGAGAATTGTTTGCGCGGCGACGAGGCTGAGTTGAATCGGCAAATTGAGTCTATAAAGCACCGTGCCTTGCGCGCCCTGACCAGCTTCTACCAAAGTTGTGATAACAGTATCCTGCTAGAAAAAAGAGATCAACTAGAGAAAAAGGTGATGTCCATGGAGTCTAGCTCTACTGGTGAATGTATTTCTAGGGCAATGGTGATTTCAGCTCTAATCAAAGAACTGGAGGGTGATGATGAATAAAAGAAAGCTTTTGACTGAATGGCTCGCGTTCGAGTACACGCCCGAAATGATTAACGAATCCAGAGAGCAAAACGGCGGCAAAGTATTGATGAACGGCATCTTGCAGAAGGCTGATACGCTCAATCAAAACGGCAGAATATACCCTGGTCCAATTCTAGAGAGGGAAGTTCGTAACTACCAAAAGTTTATTCAAGAGAATAGAGCTCTCGGAGAGTTAGATCATCCCGATTCTTCCGTGGTGGAACTCAAGAATGCGTCTCACATAGTGCGCGAAGCATATATGAACGAAGGGGTGTGCTATGGTATTGTTGAATTGTTAGACACGCCGGCCGGTAAAATATTGCAAAGCTTGGTGGAGTCAGGGGTGACTCTAGGGATTTCCTCTAGGGGAGTCGGAAGCACGAGCCGCGACGGGGACCACGATGTGGTTCAAGATGATTTTCAATTGATCTGTTGGGACTTTGTATCCGAGCCTTCCACTCCTGGTGCTTTCATGATGACTGAGGGGAAAGAGTTTACTAACGAAGATCTGCGCAGACACTTTAACAAAACTGATCGCATCGATAGACTCATCAATGATGTTTTGGCTTGGGAGGACAACTAATGGGACAATGGGTATCATCTAACCACAACGACGCAGATGCATATGTGGGCTCGCCGTTGCCGCACGTAACCGGCTCGGTAGCCCTCACGACTGCCCCAATGCAATTTAACTTTCCGTATGTGACTAGGTGGGTTCGAGTAATAAATGACGGTGGCGCAGACATCAGAGTGGGATTCACAGCAAACGGTGTTAACGCTAACCCTGCTGTAAATTCCAATTATTTTTTATTAGCTGATGCAGCTGGAGATAGGGATTCTGGGGTCATGCCTTTGAAGGTAGACAGGTTGTTTGTACGAGCCGATGCAGGGACCAGCGCTTGCTCAGTGATAGCCGGGTATACTGCTATTCCGAAAAATCAATTTCTTAAGCTGACTGGCTCTGAAGGCTTTGAAGGCATAGGATAATGGCAAAAATTAGCAAATCCCAACTCAAGGCCGTGGTAAAAGAGTGTCTAGTAGAGATATTGGCCGAAGGCCTTAACGAAAATTCTATTGCACTAAACAACAAAAAACAAGCTAAAAAGAGGCACCGCGCCGAAGAGAGGCGTTTGGTGGAACATCGTAAAAAGTTTGAGACCACGGTAGACACTACAGTGGCACACGTTACTGACGATCCCATCATGCAAAGTATTTTGCAAGACACTGCAAGGACTACACTTCAGGAACAGATTGCGAATGAAGCATCTCCTTCCGCTGCAGGCCACTCTATGGCTGCTCCCGCCGTAGGCGGTTCGGCTGCTGGAATCGACTTAGATAATATATTTTCGGGTACTAGCGATAATTGGTCTAAATTAGCTTTTAATGAGTAAGCAATCTAGTTCGTTTGCGCGGGCAGTGACATAAATAATAATATGACAGGAGGGTAACATGTCGCGACGAGTAAGAAGGATAACCCCAGCAGTACTAAAAAAGATGATCGTTGACGAGGCTCGCAAGCTTAGAACCGAGGTTCTAGAGACCGGGCAGTCAGATGTAGAAAAGGTGGCTAAGGCAGCTCCGGAAGTTGATGCCGGAGACTTGGCTGATTCGTTAGAGAAAGACATTGATTTTGTTAAAGCACTTAAAATCAAAGAAGCTCGCTTGGCTCGTAGATTACGAGAAGTTAGAAAGACCAAGGATCAGCTTCGTAAGCGCATCACTAAGAGGATATAGAAATGCCTACTCACACACAGAACATGGTGGAAATAACTCCCACTGAGTATGCAAAAGGAAGATCCTCTACTGCACGCTTGCAGGGTATTTACGGTAGCAGCCCCATCTACGCCGGCCAAGTATCGGATGCAGAACTTCGTGCGCTGTACCAAGATGACGTGTTGGATGCAGTCATTAACGATGGCGGTCATACTTTCGGGACTTTTGATACTGCATTCGTGGATGCTCCTAACTTAGAAGAAGTCAAGACCGGCGGCGGCGGCCTCCCGGCTACTCCATACGTACCCAACCCGACATCGCCAGGAGAAGGAAGCGTTCTCGCTTCCGATCAGGCAGAAGCACCTGAAGGATTCGGCGAGAATCCGAATGACCAATGGGGATCGGGAGTAGGCCACGCGTTGCAGCCCAAGGAATCTTCTGAGAAGATATCTGGCCAAAAACTCGGCGACTACATCATGGGCAAGTCTTCTCAAGAATAAGATAGATGGCTGTTATCCAAAAAGGGGCTCACATGACGCATGTGACCACTACTGCAGATCGCAGCATGCGCTCCTCAGCCGCCTTACGATCTGGTGGCGGACCAGAAGCTGATACTGCGCAGCTTGCGCGATCTGATGAAGCTAGCCTGATTGCATCTTTTCCCGCTTCTCCGATGATGGGTTCAAAGGCAGATTATGATGCCTCTATAGTAAGTACATATAAATTCAAGCTCATGACTAATTCTGTGAATAGCAGTGATATTGCAAAGGCTGCAGGATATTGGGGATTTCCTACGCCGATACCCACGATCGATTCGCCTTCCTCAGCCGATCTATCCTTCCTTGGTGCTCCGGATATAAGTGGCGATCCTGGTAGCGATTCTGCCGGCAACGTTTTAGCTAGTTATTACATGCCCAACTTGAATCCACCCCCAATTGGTGCTCCGGAGACGAACGTGAAGGATGTTGTCGTTGGGACTCCGTCTCTAACGCCTGGCGTAGGTAATAACTTAGCAAATCCATTAGCAGGTCAAGCAGCTATCTACAATAATATTGTGGAATCGCAACTGGATGCTAACGTTCCGACCGTAACCGGAGGCGCACCTGAGGTCATAGCAGGTGGTGAAGCTGTACAACTGCCTAAGCCATAGTTCTATTGCATGTGGCCTAATACTCAAATAAACAAGAACATCGGCCCAATCATTCCTGCGCATGGAGATGATCGTCTAGGCTTAGGTTATGGCCAGCTGGATCAGAGATTTCGTGGGCCGTGGAAGCTAGGTGCCACCTTTCCGTTCCGAGCACCAGATCAGTTAGAACAGGAAGTAGCCGAAGACGAAGAAGAGGATCCGAATCCTGAAAGCCAGCAGGCCGTAATATCTAAAGTGCCATTATTTCGAAAGTTCGATCCCTGGGCTTACAAAAAAGCGAATCGCCTATATTACGCCGGCGCCTCGACGCAGTTAGCAGCGTGTTTCGAAAGGCCTGAAGATGTATTGGCTGAGATTATCGGCGTCGGACGCGGGCTTGCCCCGATTCCCAGATTGTACACTCCGAGCCCCGACGGCCCAGCGATAGGAGGATTTAGTTCTTCTAAAGCTTTTGATGAGCGGCCGTTTAAACGTACGGGAACAACTCAAGGTTGGGCCGGGAGCCCCCCTCAGAGCGCTGCACAAGCCGAAGATGAATATGAAGATGGTGACGACGATGGAGAGTTTTACGATCTTTTAGATCTAGCACGGTTACAAAGACCGCCTTTGGGCGAGTGTTTCCTCTTTAGAGATGATACTTACTAAAAGGTCATAATAGGTGATATATGAGCAAAACACTTTATGAAGAGGCAGTTGCTGACGCTCGAAAGCTAAGAGAGTTAGCCGAAGAGACGGCAAAAAATCGTGTTGTTGAAGCAGTAATGCCGCAAATCCGAGACCTGGTCAACAGGCGCATTTTGGGCGAGCAGTTAGACGAATTCGCTGAAGAAGACTTGGCGGCCCCTGAAGACGAGTTTGCTCCTTCTGTAATCGTGGATCTGCCACAAGAGGACGAAGTCGACACAGCATCCGAGGAAGCCGGCTCAGAATCAGAAGCCCGGCATACGCACGTCAGCGTTGCTGCTGACGGCTCTGTTAAGGTCGACGTTGACTCTACTGAAGAAGAAGGCGTGTCTGACGAATTTGTGCTCACGGATACGATGGCCGAAGCTTTAGGAAGAATCATTCGCGGAGAATCGTCTGAGAGTGAGCGATTATATGCCGTAGAAGAAACGGTCGCAAAAATAAAGAAGTTGTTAAAAACTGTCAATGAGAACCAGTTGACAGTGCACCAACGAGAAAAACTACATTTTTCTTTCAACCGGTGTCTAAAAGAAGTATTGAGTTTACGTGGTTCGATCATACTTAGTGAATTGAATACTCAAGAAAAGCTTGAGCAAAGGTTGACAGAGGTTATTAAGGAGATGAAGGACATGTCAAAGTCAAACCGGCAAAATATTTTTGATTTTCTCTTCGAGGCAGATGATGATCACCTCGGCGAGGCTGATATTGCATTAACACTAGCAGACGACGAGGTCGAAGACCTGGTAGCTGCCGAGGATGCTGATGCAGTAGATGCAGCTTTAGATGATATTCTAGCTGCAGCCGAACTCTCTCTTGGCGAGCCCGAAGAGGTCGACGTCGACGTTGAAGAGGAAGAGGTCGAGGTTACCGATGAAGAAGGCGGAGAGGCTGTAGCGGTTGAAGACGAGTTTGCTTTCGAAGAAGGCTCCGGGCCCGTCTATGAAATCGATGAGAGCATGCTCCGTCGAGAGATTCGTCGCATGCGGCAGCTGCGTGAGCAAGATGCCGGCCGAGCAACTGAAGCAGATCCTGCATTAGCTCATGGCGGCGAAGACCTCGGTGACGTAGTATTAGACGTTGATGAAGACGATCTCATTAATGCACTCGCTGACGAGCTTGGCGATCCGGGCGTGCCGGCGCCGGTTGTTGAGCGTCGACGTCGCCGTGCTCCTCGTCGCCGTGCTCCTCGCCGATCGAATCGCACCGCCATGGCCGAGTCGCGTCGAGCGCGCAGCCAAGTTGGACAGTATCGCAATGCGCTGTCCGGCATGAAGAAGCAGTTGGTAGAAATGAACCTTTTCAATGCCAAGCTCCTCTATGCTAACAAGCTCATGCAAAATAAGAACCTTTCTGTGAAGCAGCAACGAGCAATTGTCGAGGCTTTAGATAATGCCAAGACGCTTCGTGAAGCCAAGCTTCTCTATAAGAGCCTGTCGGAGTCCCTCTCCCGACGCGTTCGCGGCAATAAACTTAATGAGGGAGCTTTACGGACGCTCGGATCGTCTTCCAGATCAACCCGGTCGGCTCAGCCGGCTTCTAGTGGAGTTGAGGTAGATCGATGGGCAGTCCTCGCTGGTATCAGCAATGACTAACCATCTATTAACACTCAAGGAGAAAACAAATGTCTAAGTCATTCAATTTGGATCAGCTGACTGAAGGCATCCGCCAGAGAAATCTTGGAGGACAGAATAAGCAGCTGGTTGAAAAGTGGTCCCGTACGGGCCTGCTTAGAGGCCTCGACGGAGTTCACCGCGAGAACATGGCTCGAATCCTGGAAAATCAGGCCGGCCAAGTTCTTAAGGAGGCTTCTTCGATTTCGACCGGTGGCGGTAACCTGACTAGCTCGGGCGACCTCCGCGGTTTCACCAATATCGCATTTCCGATCGTGCGCCGAGTTTTCGGCGGTTTGATCGCGAATGAGCTCGTTTCCATCCAGCCCATGAGCCTGCCTTCTGGCCTGCTCTTCTATCTGGATTATACCTACGGCTCGACGCAGGGCACCGGCGGTCTTACCGGCCAGGGCGCTGCATATAACACTGGTTCGTCCATTTACAGTTTGCCTACGGGCAAGGGTGTTCGTTCTGGTTCGAAAGCCGTTGGCGGCCTTTATGACCTTGCCGGTCAGGGCTACTCGCGCGTGTACTCGTCCTTCGCTTGCACAGCGATAGCAGACCTGTTGCTTTCTGGCGCAGTTCGTGGTACGAACGGCCAGATTACTGCTGGAAATGTTGCAGAGGCAACCGGTTCTGATGGAAAGTACTTACAGTTCGATCCGCAGATCACTCTGAGCATCGAGAACAACACGACCCCGGGTGGATCTGCTGGTCCTGGTGTGTATTCTTTCGTGGTCGTCGACGCAACCAATCTTAGTAACGTTGATGGTACTATGGTCAAAGAGGTTGCTTTGCTATCGGACGTGGTCGGCACAGACCCAGCCGGTATTGTCGTCGTTGGGAATGATACAGATGGCAACCCCATTCAAGAAGGCAATAACGTTCTGAACGTACGCCGCTTGAATCAGCTAGGTACGGTTGCTGGTAGTAAGTTTACTGTGGATCCCTTTGCAGACGTTGCGGCAACCAATACTGGTATTCTCATGGTCGTTTCCGGTACACTTACCGGTGGCCTGGCTGACGGTATCGCTGTAGCATCGGTTGCTTTCCCAATCTCCGCGGACCTCAACTCTGCTGCTGGTACGGCTTCTACGCTTGTCATTCCGGCTTTCGAGTCTAACTTTGCCGCGACGCCGTCCCCGGCGATTCCTGAGATCGACATCAAGATCGAGGCTCTTGCAGTGGTCGCGAATACTCGCAAGCTGCGGGCCAAGTGGTCGCCAGAGCTCGCACAGGACCTGAATGCTTATCACAGCTTGGATGCTGAGGTAGAGCTTACTCAGATTCTTTCAGAGCAGATTGCTCTGGAGATCGACCGAGAGGTTCTGAACGATCTTCTGCAGGGAGCTCAGGCTGCTAACTACTACTGGTCGCGTGCGCCCGGTAAGTTTGTCAACAAGGAGACTGGCTCTGAGGTCCTCCAAACAGGAGCCACGGCGCCTGGACCTGCCTGGCGCGGCACTGTTCGCGAGTGGTACGAGACTCTGGTTGAGACCTGCATCGATGTAGGTAATCAGATTCACCGTAAGACTCTGCGCGGTTCTGCCAACTTCATCGTGGTCGGTCCTGACGTGGCTACCATTTTGGAGTCTTCGGTGTTCTACAAGCCTAACTACACCTTAGACGGTGATGGACAGGTGAGTCAGCCCATGGTGATCGGTGCAGAGCGCGTCGGTAACCTTAGCAATCGTTTCACGGTCTACAAGGACCCTTACTTCCCTCGGAATAAGGTTCTCGTCGGCTTCAAGGGCGGTAGCTACTTAGAGACTGGCTATGTGTATGCTCCGTATGTGCCGCTCATCGTCACTCCGACGATCTTTGCGCCTGAGGACTTCACCCCGCGTAAGGGTGTCATGACTCGCTACGGCAAGAAGATGGTTCGCGCTGACTTCTACGGCACTGTTACGTGCCTGGACATGAGCGTCATCTAGCGCTAGCTAAGAAGATAATTTCTTCGATCGGGGCATCCTGTGCAATCAGGATGCCCCGATTTTTTATTTAAATTGACTAATTTTAAAATAATTTCATCGCTAATGACGATTGCAGTGGGTTGACCACAGAATGTATTCCTTCTCGAGCCGGTTGAGAGAAAGTCAAATAATTATAAGACATGAAAGAGCACTGTAAGGAAACTTTGAATCGGTTGAAAGCACTGACGGAAGGTCTGTGTGACAGAGATGCACAGCTCAAGCGTGATGTACAGCTGTTTGAAGAATTTTTCGAATTTTTTCCCATACCTGTGACTATTTGGTCCATAGGGCAGTCTAGAGTGGTTCTTTCTCAGAGGGGAAACGGCTTCGTAAGACAAGACGCTACTACTTTAGATGAATTGTTCCTGTGTTCTGAGTCTAGCGTGCTGTCTATCGCAAAGCACGAAGAGGCGTTTAGCGGTAAAAAAATAGATTACTTTGTTAAAACAACGAATGCCCTGTTTTTTGTTAAGCTTTTGCCGTCTTACGACGAAGACCACAGCATTTGTGGAGTCACAGGTATATCTTGGGACGTGTCTGATAACATGACTATTTTATCGTGCCTAGAAAGTATTTTCGAGCAGACTGCTGGTCGCCGCGGCGAATACAAGGATATTCACCGAAAGTCTGCTGAAGCACTAGCTGCTAGCCGCCTAAAGAGATTGCTTGATGAGATCGGAGGTTAAAAGATGGTTGCTAATTCGCAAAATGGATGGAACGAATATTCTAAGCTAGTTCTCAAAGAATTGGAGACGCTCTCTGATGGCATAGAAAGCTTAAAAAATGAAGTACAAGAAGTGCGACAAGAAATTACAAAAATACAAGTTAGAGAAGACAAGGTCGATGAAATCAAAGGATGGAAAGAAAAGGTTGATGAAGTAATTTCACCTACTCAATTGAGGGAACTAGTTCTTTCCGTGGACAGCCTCAAGGACTTTCGTACTAAAGCGATAACTGTTTTTGCCGTAGTTCAATTTGGAATGGCAGCTTATATATGGTTGATGAAAGTTTTATAGAATGGAACACAGTGGCAAAAAACGGCAGTCACGAATGCTTAGGTGAACCGATGGGAGAAAGTTTAGATGCCTGATTTTGCTAACACCACTAACCCGACGCCGTTTGGGTTTTTTGATACAGACGCAGATTTCCAAACCGAAGCTGACGGCATGATTACTTTCGTAAAAAGAAAGTTGGGAGACGACATCCTATCTGTTGAGTTGACAAAAAAACAGATTTGGGCATGCTTTGAAGAGGCATTTTGTCATTATGGCGCAATAGTCAATGAACACCAAGCTAAGTCTCAATTATCTAATTTGCTAGGAATGGCCACTGGTTCTTTGAGCGGAAGTGAGCAGAGGTTTCCTAGGGAGAATTTCGAATTCATGCTCCGACGCGCCGAGCCTTACGCGACCGATGCTGGCTTGGGAGGTTCTTACAACACTCTGTCTGGATCCATTACCACAATCGCAGATCAACAGGATTACGATCTCTACACTGATTTAAAGGATGAAGCCGGAAACACTCTATTCAGCAATGCAGCCAATAGCCCTCAATCTAAGATGAAGATTATGGAAGTGTTTCATTCTAGTCCTTCCAATGCATATAGGTTTTTTGATACCACTAGTGCCATAAACTATTTAGCGAATGAATTTGCTTTCGAGTCTTACACTCCGGAAACTGTTTTTTACATTTTGCCTGTTTTCGAGGATGTGCTCCGCGGCGGGATGTTAGACATGTCTACTCGTGTGAGGAGAAGCAATTATTCTTATAAAATATCTGGTACCAAAATACGGATATATCCGATGCCTACCGGCGATCCGGTCAAACCCAAAAAAATATGGGTGAGAGTAGGGTTCTCGCCTGATGCTATGAAGCCTTCTTACAGCGATGATTCGATCTACGGTGTAAGTAATTTATCGAACGTTCCGTTTGGCAGATTGGAGTTTTCTAAGATCAACTCTATCGGAAGGCAGTGGGTGCGTCAATATTCGCTAGCATTATCTACAGAGTTGTTAGGCCTGGTGCGTTCTAAGTTCGCATCGGTGCCCATTCCGGGCGCGGATTTACAACTAAACGGATCAGAGTTGGTAGGATACGGCAGGGATGATCAGACTACCCTCCGGGAAAGACTCATTAGTATGTTAGAGGAGTTGACTTATAGCGCGATGTTGGAGGACGAAGCGACAGCAAGCGAAAATCTTTCGCGAGTCTTGAGGAACATTCCCATTCCGAACGGCCAGGCCATCATTGTAGGATGATATATGGCTAGACTGTTCATCACACCAAGAGAAGTCGATTTAATTTCTGATCTGACCAAGGAAATAACGAAGGACGTAGTCGGTCAAAAGGTTTATTTTTACAAAGCCAGAGAAGATCTTAGCAACATCCACGACGTCTATGAGGAAGCTCCTGACAAAGTATTTGATCCCCCTGTAGAAATCGATGCTCGCGTAGAATGGGAAGCTAGCGCGCCATCTACAGGTAAATTCGGTTCCGAGGAGTTGGCTACAATTACAGTATATTTTCATGAGAGGGATTTGATTGACAAAGACCTAGATCCAGAGCCTGGTGATTATTTTAGCTATGGAGCTACGTTTTTCGAAATAACTTCCACAATAGTCAATAGCCAAGTATATGGACAAGTAGAGCATACTGTAGGATTAAAAGCAATAGGCAAACAAGCGCGCAGCGGTCTCATTGACAAGGTGCCCATCGGGCCCACAGACCAGACTTATTCTGATCCGGATGCAATCCAAGAGACTTTTGCACAGCAAAGAGGGTTCAAGGACAATCAACTAGGACCTACAGCTGATGTTAGATCACTCCAGAAAAAGGGCGTATTGACTCCTCCACTCACCGGACCCGCAGAGGTTTCTCCTAAGGGCGGCAACCAATCCGTAGACGAGGCAGGCATGATAGACTCCTCTTTTTATGCAGATAGTTAGAAAGAAGGGAAAGGATGTCTATAAGAACTGACGATAAAGGAAAGACTGCAGCACAAATTCAACAGGGCAATTCTATTCCTGATGATTTTGATGTTCCCAACTGCACGATTGAGGACGTAGATCGATCGATTTTTGACCTATTTGATAAGCAGCTTCCATTCACGTATCAGCTAAAAGAAGGCATGCGCCGTGCGCCGGTGATTTTTGCTACTGGAGAGCGATTCGCCGTCCTACGAAGAAAGGAGCCTCTCCGGGATAAGGCAGGCGCCTTAATTCTTCCGCTGGTTTCAATAATGAGAACTGGGGTAACGCAGTCTCCAACCATGGGAGCAGGCACTAATCAAAACACTGGCCTTATAGTGAAAAAAAGATTGAGCCCCAAAGACCCTCAATACCAGCAGTTGATAAACAAAAAGGGTTTAGTGAATTCAGACAATAGAGCTACTGATGCAGCAAAGATATACGCAATCACCGGAAGTCTGCCTGGCAGAATAGCAACAAGGAGACCCGAATATCCCAAAACCGAGGATACGCTAAAAGGGGAGTTGCTCAATCCTAATCTAGGAAAAAACATATTCGAAGTGATCACACTTCCTCCTCCAATGTATTATACGGCAACATACGAGGTGACATTTTGGACTCAATATACAGTCCAAATGAATGATATGATTATGGCATTAATGTCCTTGTATCAATCTTACGCTCAGAGAACATTCAAGCTAGAAACAGTGAAGGGCTACTGGTTTGTAGCATATGCTGACGAGGCTATCACTCCGGGTAATAATTTCGATGATTTTACCGATAGCGAGCGATTAGTGAGATATTCTTTCAACGTCACAGTCCCTGCATACATTGTGGGATCAGCTTTTAAAGGCGCCCAGTCAGGTTTACGGAAGTATGTTTCTGCACCAGATATTAGTTTCACTGCTGACATTTTTACCTTTAGTGCTTTTGCTACCGAGCCTCCTGCTGGGATTTCTGCGGGTGATGCCGATGCGTACGTGTTAGATGAAATGAGGGCCTCTTACGAACCCCCTCCAGGCCAAGCTGTAGGTCATCCAATCTCTGAATACTCGCTCCGCCAACTCCCGGTAGGCAATGTTGGCGGCGCTGAAACCGAAAGTGATACACAGATACTACAGATTGAAATTAATCCATTTACAGGAAAATTGGAAACCAAAAAAGTATTCGTAAAATCCAGGATACGCAGGAGTGGCGAAACGGTTCTCAAAG